GGGCGATCAGTCACTATGGTTCCGGTCGTGCCTAACGTATAGGTGGCGAGGTTGGCAGTAAGCGCAATGCTGTCCAGCGACGGCGCATAGATCATGAGCCCTTCGTTTGCCCATGAATCAATCAGCGCATTCAAAGCAGACAGCCCGTCAATGGATTCATCACTGGATGGCGTTTCACCCAATGAATACACGCCAATCAGCCGGTAGGCGCGCTTGATCATGTCCAGCGCGGTCACGGAGCGCAGGGGATTTACCATGTTTGTCCTTTAAGAACAAAGCCCACTCCGAGGAATGGGCTTCAGTCTTACAGTACCGGCTTCAGGCCACCGGGAACTTCAACGTACCACTTGACAAGGGTGACGGCGGTTGCTGCCGCAGTGCCGTAGATCGTGAATGATCCGGCAGCAGCGACGATACGCTCAACACGCAACAGCGTGCCGTCCGCAGCGGCTTGCGATACGTAGGCATTGATGACGCTGTTAGCATCAACCAGTGCATTTGTAATCACAAGAGACGCCGCGCCGATGGCAAATGCTGCGGTACCTGAGATCAGGTTGGCGGTAACTGCGCCGGTCGTGGTATTGGCCACAGCCGCCGTTACTGCACCGCCCTGGGCGATCAGCGCCGCTTCTTCGCTGGCGCTCGGCAGGGTAACCACCGTGCCGGATGCATAGCCAAAATATGGCCGATTGAGAGTGACAGTCATTTGATAGCTCCTTAAACGGTGTAGATTTTGCAGGCCAACTCAGGGTAGGTCGCAGCCCAGCCGAACAGCACGTCAAGACGCATGATTGCATCGTCGTTCTTGCCGTCGTAGAACTCGGTTACCTTGATGGTGAAGCCGTTGTGGGTTTCCTGCTTCACATCAATCACGCCCTTGGAAGGGGCCCACATTGGCACCATTGCCAGCGTAAATGCATCCTTGTGATAGGCGATGTTGGTGCCGTAGGCGGTCGAGGCTGCGCCCTTGATAACGTAAGGCTGCGCCGTGGTTGGCGAAGCCGTCACGTTCTGGAACGCGCCCGAGGTCACGATGGCCGGGCTGATGTTGATCGTGGTCGCGCCAGCCAGTGCATCAGCCGTCACCACAAAATCCTGCAATTGACCAGTGGTCAGGCGGGTTTGTGGGTTAACAGCGAATACACCAGGCAGCGTTATCACGGTGCCGCGCGTCAGCGTACCGGCAGCAACAGCCACAACGGTGATGGCCGAACCAGTCTGGTTAGCCCCGTTGATGTTGGTTGCCGTGGCAGCGCCGTTCGTGTGGATGTCCACGTTCTGGTCCATGCCGTAGTTCAGGCCGTAGCTGTCCTGGAACATGCCGGTACGGTTCTGCTCGCTGGTGACAGCATTGCTGTTGAACTGCCCAGCCAGACCTTGCACCAATGCGCCATTAAGCGCAGGGTTGCCGATCAGGGTGCGGCGGCGGTCACGCGGCGCCGCGGCCTCGTCCAGCTTGCGGTTCGCGTCAGTGATGACTTGAAGCGCGGCGGCTTGGGTTGTAGGCAGCGCACCAGCAGCGTTCACCGTATTGAATGCGGCGAAGTGAGCCAGCGCCAGGCCTTGGCGGTCAATCTCGTTGGCAATCGGAGCCATCGCGGCCATCATGATGTCTTCCAGCTTTTGTACCGACAGGGTGCGGTCTTGCGAGCTGGTGAACAACTCCGTACCGCCTTGGGAGACGGTCAGGGGGATGGTCGATTGCACAGTTGCCTGGGGCGTTGCCACCTTACCGGCGCGGTACTGGTAGCGGGGCGGCTTCTTGATGTTGATGGTCGCGCCTGGGGCGTAACCACGGCTCATGTTCGAAGAGAACTCCGACTCGTAGTCCCGGTTGACGTTTTTGCTGAAATTCAGCATGTTCTCCAGCACGGCAAGGGATTCCTTTGCCACGATGGAGCAGGTTGCGTAGACGTTTGACATGAAATGTGTCCTTTAAAAAGTTATCGTGCCCAGGCCGGTTTCTGTTTCAAGCGCATGGCCATGTATTCGTCCATGCTTGCCTTCTCCAGATTGGGCGAGGTCGTTCCCCGGCTACCAATCGGCTTGATTGGTGCAGGGGCGTTACTTGCTTTGGCAACTGAGAGCTTCGCTTCCAGCTTGCCTATCTCGGCTGCTTGCCGTGCAGGACTGAACGCGGCGATGCGGGCCACCTCGTCGGGGTTAGCAGCCATGAAGGCCATTAACTTGGCGGGCGCTTCTGCATCAAGGAGCACGTTGGCCATGGCAGGAGTCAGCGGCAACGAGTCGAACTCTTCTCGGTCAAAGCCCTCAATCTTTTCTGCTTGCGCATAGAGACTTTCAGTCTTTTTGGCGATGTTCTGCTGCTGGTAAACCGCTGTCTGCTGGCGCAAACTGCGGTCCCGCTGGTCCAGCTTCCAATCCGTCAGCGCGTCAACGTAGGCCTCATCGTCCGCATATTGCGCACGGCTTGGCTTTCCATCGTCTTGCTGTTGTGCTGGTTGCTGCGCTGGCGCAAATCGCTCCAGCGTTTCCCGATAGGCTTTCATTGCCCTGCGTTCGGCCTTGGCTTCAGCCTTGGCTTTTTCTTTCTGGATGATTTCGTTCAATTCGTCTTGCGTGAACGTCTTCGCCTCAGCCTGACTACCTTCTTCTTCCTTCGCGGGGTCAGTGCCCGCTTCAGGAGTCGCTACCTGTTCCGTGGTAGCTGCCGGGGTTTGAGCTTCGCTGTCTACAGCAGGCGTTTCTTGCCCTGTCACCGTTGGGTCAGACATTTGGTTTCCTTCAGTAAGGATCGGCTTATCGCCGAGGCCCGGTGAGCGCACCGGTACGTTTTGGGGTAACTGTTAGCCGGGCGTAAAAAAACCCGCATCAGCGGGCATCTGTTCCGGCTCTTGTCCGTCGT